GGCCATTTGACAGTTTCAACATCGATCATATGGATGGAGACGAACCTTATGGCGAAGAAGACCTCTTTGATGTCATACGCGTCTATGGCGGCGAAGTGGTAGATACGGGAGTCAGTCTTGATGAAGCCAGGGCCATGGTTGAAAAGAATGTTCGTCAGAAGAAGGCTATGCTGATGATCGTACACGAAGGGACGAATACAGAATATACAGGTTAAGTGTGTGGGGTTGTAGCCCCGGATGAGTACCTGCAATCAATCAATAGCGTCAATGTGTAAAATGACTCTAGAGTCATACATATGTCTATAACGGGTGAGGCGGCACTTCCTTCTACATAGGGAATGTAACCGCGGAGGAATCTAAATGCAGGACGGGGGTCTTAGGTGGGGTGCCTAAGAACACACGGTGGGGGTCGGATAACACTGATCCCCACATTTTTTTGAGTAAAGTATGAAGAAACTATTTTTGGATGATATTAGAGTGCCGGGCGATGTTACTTGGATAGATATCGGTCCCGGCCCATGGAGCATTGTTCGGTCCTTCGATGAGGCAGTGGCCTGGGTGCATACTAACGGATTCCCTGACGTCATCGCGTTTGACCATGATTTGGGGTATGAGGGTTACGACGTTATTAATGGCATGACCATTGTGACAAATGCGACAGAAGAGAAGAGTGGTCACGACTTTGCCAAATGGCTAATCGGATTAGATCTGGATGGCGATGTTATGCCGGACAAATTCCATTATGTAGTACATAGTATGAACCCCGAAGGCGTTAAGAATATACGCGGGCTGTTGGACGGTTACATTCAATTCAAGAAAAAATCTAAAATCTGATAAATACTCTTAACAACTACCTAGGGCCGTTGTTGGCGACTGATGCAGGCGTCTTGTAGGGGGTGATTCGCTACCATCCCCTACATTTTTTTATGGGGCAGTTATGAGACTAATAGAACTATTCGAGGCAATACCTAAAAAAACAGAACTGAAAGTTCCGGCACCTAGGAACTTTGTCGCCAAAAATGCCCAAACTTCGGGCGCTGGCCGCCATGGAGATGACCCGAAATTAGCGAAGAAGGGCAAGGTCCAGGTCCGAGGCCACAAGCATAAGAACAAAGATAACGACGAATAAACATTCTCTTTCCCAAAATGAACGCAACTAAACCAAGATTAGTTGCGTTCGTCATTTGTGACAGCTAAAATAGTAAAGCACTAAGAGGATCACAAATGGCAACTAGAAGAAAAATACCAAGTATGTACGCAAGCTGGCCCAAGCCAGATTTCAAGTCCACTGTAAAGACTAATAAGAGTTTCCGGGCAAGATACCAGGCTGCCATTCTTTACGCACACTACGAACTAAGTTCTAGTGATTTGAAGAAGGAAGTAATAAAGTATTTAAAGACATTGGACCCCAGACATCCTCTCCTTGAGAGAATTAGGGATATGAATGATCAGCGGTTTGCCACCATTGGCAAATATATGTACATACTGAATCACGGCGGCGATGTATTGGACGAGGTAATGGATAGAATGATGCCTGCCCTGGAAAGTATAGTCACAGAGGAAGAGTTCAGAGTCATCGAAGCTGCCAAAGAGCAAATAATCTTAGATGAAAAACTTGGTAGGAATAGGCCAGTTACCCAATCTGCAGAAGTAGTGATCTCCACTGTCACAATACAGGACAGGCTCCGTGATCGAGCCAGGGAAGTGGCCGGCGAGATCGAGGGATGGATAGACGAATTCTGCGTATCGAAGAAGTCTGCCGAACCAAAGAAGGTCGAGGAGTTTGTCAATCTATTTAAGGCCAATGAACTAAAAGCCCCACACATGCGCCACATGACATCTATATTCGAGAACCGAATTACAGAAGTGGCCGCAGCAGCCGAGGGCAAGGATAAACTTATTTCTGAGGGATATTCCAACTTCACAAAGTCGGAGCTCAAGAAGTTTGATTTATTCCATAAGAACTTAATGTCGGCGTGCGCTATGATGCAGGAGGTTGCTAAGGCAGTCCGACTGCCCCGTAAAAAGAAGCCAGTGTCTCAGGAGAAGCTGGTTGACAAGATGAAATATAAAAAGGAAGATAGTTCACTAGGTATCGTGAGCCAAAGTCCTATTTCCATTATCGGCTCAAAGGAAGTTTGGTGTTTTGACACTAAAACACGCAAACTTACCAAGTATGTGGCAGATGATGTAACAGGCCCGTTATCTGTTAAGGGCTCGTCAATTATATTCCTGAATGAGACAAAATCTGTATGTAAAACGCTGCGTAAGCCTGCTGAACAATTAGCAGCATTTAAGCAATGCAATAAAGTTCAACTAAGAACTTTTATGGAAGGAATTACTACGGTGGGTGTTTCACCGACAGGAAAGATTAATGAGAATTGCATTATTCTGAAGATTGTATAACGCAATTTCCGACAGATTCTAAAGAAAAAACAGACCGTAAGCCTGCTGACACACTAGCGGACTCTAAGAAGGCAAGTAAGGGCAAATTACGCACTTTTATGGAGGTTCTTAGCACTGCTGATGTGTCTGTACAGGGCATGATGATTGCTAACCGCTTTGGGAAGTTTGGGAAATCTGATAAATACGGTATGAAGTTTATTAATCTTATTGAAACAAAAAATCCGGGATATAAGCCCGGAGAACCCTATTGGGAATTGGATTCCGAAAATAAGGCGTATACTGTGCATCAGCCAGACGGCACAGAGATAGGTCGCCATACCTTCCAACATTCATGGGATTCTAGTCCTGCTATGCGAGCCGCTAAGGAAGACTATAAAATAATATATGGCAAATATTATACACAGAAGAAAGCAGCAGACTACGCCACTGCCCAGGCTAAACCCCTAAGCCATATAGAGAATGAGTATTACAAATTAAGCAAGAGCGTGAGCAAGTATTCGAAGTACATCTGGCCTAAGACTCCCGAAGATGATTTCCTAGATAAAGAAACAAAAGAGTTGTATATGGCTACTTCGACCAAGTGGCTAAAAGATATGAACAGAATGGCAGATGGCGGTACCATCAGACAATCATTAATAGACGGGACATATAAACCGGCAGCCTAATGATAAATACTATACATTGGAGATAGTATATGTCGTCACAAGTAACACCCAGAGTCCTATTAACGAAGCAAATCACTCTCTCTCTCGGCGCGCAACTAGTCGATGTAGAGTTAGACATTGAGCACTTAAATCTCGCAATCACAATTGGTATCCAAAAACTGCGTCAACAATCGGACGGAGCCAACCTAGAAAAAGACATTTTCCTACATGTCACAAGAGATGTAAATGAGTATACTCTCCCAGAGGAAGTGCAAGAAGTAAGACGACTGTACCGCCGCGGCGTCGGCGGTTACACAAACGGTGGAGTCAACTTCGACCCAGTAGATGCTGCATTCTACAATATCTACCTTTTGCAGCCAAATAGATCAGGCGGCCTATCCACATGGGACATTTATAATCAATTTTTGGAAACTACTGAGCGAGTTTTTGCAAGTCAATACAACTTCACATTTGATCCAAATAATCATAAATTGACCCTTATTCGTCGACCTAGAGCTGACGAAGAAGTAGGTATTAGAGTTTATGTAAAGAAGTCAGAAGATGATATCATCAATGATGCATACACGGGGCCCTGGTTAAGATCGTACGCCACTGCAAAGTCCAAGTATATGTTGGGTGAGGCTAGAGATAAGTTTCCAGGCGGATTCCCTGGCCCCAGCGGTAACGTGCAATTAAACGGCGCAAATATGAAGCAAGAGGCTCAGGTGGAACTTGAGAAACTCGAGCAGCAGTTACTCAACCTAGTGACCAGCGGCGACGGGTATAGTTTCGTAATCGGGTAATCCTACCACATATCATTTAACCAAAAAAACTCCCCTACACAGCCTGACTGCATAAGTAGTAAGACTTACAGGGGACTCTATGATTATTGGCATTCTAGGTTTTATCGGCAGTGGTAAAGGCACTGTTGCACAGCAACTTGTGGAGGAATATGATTTCAGGCAGGGTAGTTTTGCATCCAGTCTGAAGGATGCGTGTTCCATGATATTCGACTGGCCAAGATCAATGCTCGAGGGTGATACAGCTACATCGAGAGAATGGCGAGAGGTTGTGGATCCATGGTGGTCAAAAAAATTAAATATACCGAATTTTAGTCCGCGCCTTGCACTACAGCTTGTTGGCACAAACGCATTGAGATCTAATTTCCATGAAGACCTCTGGTTCCTTACACTAGAAAACCGCATTAGGAAGAATCCAAATCAGTCTATCGTCATTAGCGATGTAAGATTTCCTAATGAAGTAAAATTCATCCAAGATCAAGGTGGCACCTTAGTTAGGGTAAATCGAGGCCCACTTCCTGTCTGGTACGAAACTGCGATTCTTGCTAATCGGGGTAACAGTCTAGCAATGGATGCTATGGCGAAGACATATTCGTCAGCTCACTTTAGCGAGTGGGCATGGGTGGGTTCCGACATCAATTTTGAGATAAGTAATGATGGGTCACTAGATGATCTCAATCATACAGTGAGCACGTTGATACACACGATCCGGGCACAGTAAGGGTTGCCGACCATAGGATAATTATTTCAAAGTACCTATGTTATTTTAGGTGAGTTTGATGGCTTTCTTGATAAATACTTGCAACAAGAAGTATGATTCTTCAGAAGGAGTTAATTTACATGACAACACTCGTATCACCAGGCGTAAGTATTTCGGTCATTGATGAGAGTATCAATGTCGGTGCTGGCCCGGGGACTGTACCCCTAATTTTTATCGCGACCCAACAAAATAAGACTACACCGGACGGCGCCTCCTTGGCTGTTGGAACCACAAAGGCAAATGCAGGTAGGATTTGGTCTATTACATCTCAACGAGATCTTGTACAGACTTTCGGTGATCCAATATTTTACTCTGTAAGTGGGTCTTCACTCAACGGATATCCGCTGAATGAATACGGTCTGTTAGCCGCTTATTCTTACTTAGGTGTTTCGAACCTAGTAAGAATTGTGAGAGCCGACATTGACACGGCGGAGCTAGAGCCGACACCATTAGCACCGACTAGCCCTGCTACCGTAGGCACTTACTGGTTTGATGAGTCACCAGCGCCAAACGGATCTGCATACGGGCTGTTTGTCCGGTCTGGTATTTCCCCAAATGCAGTTTGGATTTCGGTAGCACCAAACTTCATTTACAACTTCCCTGTAGGATCAACAAACCCCCCAATAGCCTCGGATGGTATTGACGGCAATTACGCAGTCGTGTTTCAGACAACTACTGCTAATATTTCATATTGGGTAAAGGCCTCGGGTGTATGGATACAGCTAGGGACTACAGCTCCAACTGAAGTTGTTATACAAACAGTATGGCCGGACTTTCCGCTGGTCGGCGGCCCGAAATATTGGATTAAGACGTCTGCCGCAGCCCAAGGTGCCAACCTGGTACTACGCAGACAGGATGCGACGCTTGGCCAGTTCATCCAGGTGGAAGCACCGATACTGGATAACGATGCAGCAGCAAACACATACTACTCAAACAATCCTAGTGGATCTGAGGGACAGATTTATATAGAGCCCGTAATTACTGGGGTAGGCGCCACAGCCGATAATTCGTTCACATTTAAGCTATCTTCAGGGCTTACAGGCCCGTGGGCACTGCTAGGTGTCATTAAAGGTTCTGAGTCCACACCAACTTCAGGGCCACTAAATGGCCAACTATGGTTTAACGCCTTAGTAGGATTAGACAACGTGGGACTATCGACAATCGATATGCTCGTTGCTGACGGTGCCGGCGGATGGCAAAACATGAATCTCCCAGGATTTACGACACAGACTGTACTGCCGGGCCAGCCGACACTATATTCTCAATCAAGTGATCCGAGAGATAACATACCAGCACCGATATTGGCAGTGAATGATCTTTGGGTTGACACAGATGTTGGTCCATATCCATCGATTAGATATTGGGCAGGCTCGGCCTGGACTCTAATCAGCAATACTGATCAAGTTACCAACCACGGTATCATATTTACAGATGCTCGACCAAACCCACTGTACCATAGCGGATCTTACGCAGGTGAAAATAACGGCGGTGGCACCAACCCTGACCTTGACCCAGATGCACCAGACTCAGACCTATATCCTAGGGGATTCCTACTATGGAATACTAGATATTCTACAAATAACGTCAAGGTATGGCAGAGCCCATACATTGCAAACGATGTCGTAGCTGAGCCCGATGATACAAACGATGGATCGGTCGGAAGATGGGTCAATACGTCTGGGAATGACGCATCTGGAAATCCTTACATGGGTTCTGCAGCTCAGAAGATTGTTATTGTTAGAGGAATCCAGTCGGATATTATCTCGAACGAGCCCATCCGCGCAGAAGACATATTCTTCAACTTAATCTGCGCACCAGGCTTTGTTGAGGCAATTGACGAAATGCTCGTCCTAAACGAGGACCGTAAGCAGACAGCATTTGTACTCGGCGATACACCGTTTACATTATCTGCAACAGGTACTGCATTACAAAGCTGGTCCACAAACACTGCACTCTCATTAGGTAACGGTGACAACGG